TGGAGGCCGCCTACGCAAGGGCCGATCGACTATACCCGGCCACACAGGCGGCTCAGACCCGCACCACACCGGCTCAGACCCGACCCGCGGACAGATCTATTCACGGCACCCCAGAGATAGGCTCGTCATCGAACGGGACTTCGAGGCGCCGGGTAGCCAGTCCAACAGCTCGCGATGCCGTCGCCAATGCAATCAAGCGGGTGAACGGCTCAATCTGAACCCTGTGGAGCACCCATGCCCAACGTTACCAGTAACACCCAATACCAGCAGATCCTCTCGATGGCGGTGGAAGACCGCTCGTCAGGCTACGAGGATCTCGTCTCCAACAACAACGCATTGTTGGCTGTCATGCGCCGTAAAGGCCTCTGGCAGACCTACAGCGGGCCGAAGATCCGCCAGACCCTGCAGGTCGGCAAGCAGGTCGCCCAGTGGTACAGCGGTTACGACCAGCTGCTGAACCCGGCGATCGACCTGTTCAACGACGCCTTCTATGATCCGAAGATGATCGTTGTGCCGATTATCCTGAGCTATCAGGAAATTCTCAACAACCAGGGCGACGCCCAGTTGATGGACGTCTACGAGAGCTACATTTCGGCGGCGGAACGCGCGCTGGAAGACGCCATGGACGCCGGCATCTACTCCGACGGTCTCGCCAATGGCGGCAAGCAGATCACGGGCCTCGCCACTGCCGTCCCGATCGCCAACACCGTCGGCACCTATGGCGGCATCGATCGCAACCTCAATACGATCTGGCGCACCCAGACCTTCGATGCCAACTCCGTGGTCCCGGCGATCGGAACGCAGGTCAACTCAACCACGATCCGCCCGCTGCTCAACTACGTCATGACCAAGCAGTCGCGCGGTCGTGACTACGCGGACCTGCTGTTGATGTCGCCGGAGCACTACGCGGCGTATGATGCGGCAACTGTCGCGCAACAGCGCCAGACCAACGAGACTTCGCTCGGCAAGCTCGGCTTCTCGGCGCTGGAATATATCGGCGGCGGCAAGCGGGCGGAGATCGTGCTTGACGGCGGCATCGGCAGTAATATGCCGGCGAATACAACGTTCGGCCTCAACACCGACAGCCTGCGGCTGCGCTACAACCCGTCGCGCAATTTCGACAAGCTGTTTGATGGCGATGGGCAGATGCCGATAGATAAGGACGCGATTGCCCAATTCATCGGATGGATGGGGGAACTCTGCATGACTAATCCTATGTTTAATTGGCGTTTATACGATAGTAACCCGGCGGCTTAACCCATTCAAGACTTGAACGGGTAGGCATTAGGTTGACGAGGAGGCTCCGGTCTGGTGATCTGGTCTGGTTAACCAACCAGACCGGAGACTTCCAATGAAAGTACGTAAGCTGCCTTCAAAAGCGTTTCTCGACCAAGTTTTGAAGTACGACCCTGACACAGGTGAGATTTACTGGAGAGTGCGCCCCGTGACGTTATTCACTCTCGGCACATCGAAGGATCGGCCTCGTTCGGCCGAGCATGCTTGTAACCAGTGGAATAGCCGCTGGGCAGGCAAGTCAGCGGCGTGCCTGAAGTCCGATGGCTACCGCTACATGCACCTGAACTACCGCACCGAACTGGTGCACCGCGTTGCGTGGAAGATCATGACCGGGGCCGACCCTATCGAGATCGATCACATCGACGGCAATCGCAGCAATAACAAGTGGTCAAACCTGCGTAACGGCACGAAGTCCGACAACCTTCGCAATGTCGCGCTAAAAAGTAACAACACGTCAGGCCATCACGGCGTGTCGTTTAGTAAGCGGCAGCAAAAATGGATCGCTTCCATTTGGCTTGGGTCGTTCGACAGTAAAGAAGAAGCGACTGAAATTCGGAAGAAATATGAAACCTTGCTTGGCTATCACGCCAACCACGGACGTGACGCAACGATCAACTAACCCGGCTGCCTGACGCCGAACAACGAAGGGCAACCGAGTAACCGGGCCGCCGACGTGTAGGTGGATCGCCTTCCTTCCTTCCGCGAAGGCGGCCCGGACCATTTCAGAAGGAAGGAAAAACTATGGCTGTTAAAGATCCCGACGAGATGCTCGTCGTTCTGTTCAAGCATCTTGCACTCCCGAACGAGGTTAAATCGCTGGCCGAAGGCCGCCCGATATTCGACGATGTCGAGGTGTGCGAAGTTCGCTCGCCCGGCTCCAGGGATGTCAGGGTATTCCCTGCCAACACCTTCGCGCGCTGGATCAACGACCCCTTCACTGGCGGGCAGACCAAGCAGAGCTACGCCGAGCGTTTCTCGCATCAGTACCGTCAATTCAAATCACAGCACGCCCAGACCAAGACCGGCACGCCGCTGGACTTCGCAGCATTCCTGTCCGAAGGCCGTAGGTCGGAACTGAAGGCGCAGAACATCTACACCATCGAGCAGCTGGCTGCGATCGACGGCTCCGAGCTGAAGAACCTCGGCCCCGGCGGTCGCGAGATGAAGAACTCGGCGATGGCCTACATCGACGAGGCCAAGGCGTCGGCGCCGAACAAGCAGATGCTGGCCGAGCTGGAGGCGCTGAAGGCGCGCAACGCCATCCTCGAAGAGGACATGCAGGCGCGCAAGGAACGCGGCGTCGACAGCGAGTTCGACGCGATGTCGCTCGACGAGTTGCGGGCCTACATCGCCGAGCACACTGGTCAGGAGCCACTCGGCTCAAAGAACATGAACCGCAAGACGCTGGTGCGGATGGCTGAAAACTGCCGGCCGAACAAGGCTGCATGACATGACGCTGCTGTCGGTGGTGAGGGACGTCTGCGCTGTTGTCGGGGTCAACATCCCGACCGCCGTAACGACCAACCTCGCCGCCAACCGCACCATGCAGGAGATGTACGCGCTCGCCAACGAGATGGCGCAGCGTATCGCCTACGATACCCGCGACTGGACGCTGTTCCGCAAAGTCCAGACCTACACCGGCGACGGTATCGCGACTAGCTTCCCGCTGCCGGCCGACTACAAGCGCATGCTGCTGACGTCGAACGTCTGGCGGTCGACCTACACCATGGCGCCGCTATCGTTCATACCGGATACCGACGAGTGGCTGATCCGTCGCGCCCGTAACTGGACCGCCAATCCATACGGCGAGTGGACGATGTACGGCGGCAACATGGTCCTGTCGCCGGTGCTGCCGGTCGGTGACAGCGTCTACTACGCCTACCTCGAAAGCAACTGCATCGCTCTCGCCAGCGGCGGCTACGGCAACATCTTCACGGCGGACACCGATAGCTTCCGGCTCGACGAACGGCTGCTGAAGCTCGGCATGGTCTGGCAGTGGAAGGCCAACAAGGGGACCAGTTACGCCGAGGATATGGGCACCTACTCCGACGCGCTGGCGGTGGCGATGGGCCACGACAGCCCGGCGCCGATAATTGTCGGCCGTCGACCGATATCCGCCAATGCGCGCGTCGCCTATCCCTTCCCGGCGCCGACATGACGGTAGCAGCCTACAACGCCTTCAGGCGGCAGGCCGTCCCGGCGCAGGTGGCGCAGCGGCTGCAGACCATCACCATACCGGCGCCGACGCGCGGGCTGATCTTGAACGAGAACGAGAGCTTCATGCAGCCCGGCGGCGCCCTTGTCATGGACAATTGGGTGCCGACCATGAAGGGCACCAAGCTGCGAGGCGGCACAAAGACCTGGGCGACGCTGCCGGAGATCGACACGCCGGTTGTCTCGATGTTCAATTTCATTAGCGGCAGCCAGCAGCGGATGTACGCCGGCAATGAAACCAAGCTGTACGACGTCACGGCGGCGACGCCGACACTGATTAAGTCAGGGCAGCTGTCCGGTAACTACGTCGCCAGCCAGATGGCCAACCAGAGCGGCGACCACATGCTGGTCTGCAACGAAGCCGGCGACTTCGTGCTGCACTTCGACGGCGTGACGTGGACCACGCTCAATGCCGGGGAGATCAACGCTGATCCGTTAATCACGCCGCCGCCATCCTGCGTCGCTGGCCATAACCTGACCTATGTCTGGAAGTACCGCGGGCGCTTCTTCTTCATCGAAGGCGGCACCATGAATGCGTGGTATCTGCCGACCAACGCCTTTCAGGGCCGCATCCTGCAGATCCCGCTCGCCGGCGCCGCCACCAAGGGCGGCAAGCTGCTGTGCGGCTTCAGCTGGTCGATCGACGCCGGCGACGGCATCGACGACAAGTGCGTCTTCATGACCGACCAGGGCGAACTGCTGATCTTTACCGGCTCCGATCCGTCGACCGCTACCAACTGGCGGCAGGAGGGGCGCTACGCGACCAGCCTCCCGCTCGGCATGAACTGTCACCTGCCGATCGGTGGCGACGTGCTGATCGCCACCGTCGACGGCATCATTCCGATCTCGGCATCGATCACCAAGGACAGTTCGCAACTGGAGCTGGCCGCGATCACCCGCGCGATCAAGCCGATGTGGCGCGACGAGGTCAACGCCAAGCGCGCGCTGCCGTGGACAATGTGCAAGTGGGACGAGTATGGCGGCATCTTCGTCACCTACCCCGGCGGCACCCCAGGCAACTACACCACCGGAGCCGTCAACGTCGCCACCGGCGCATGGTGCCGCGTTGTCGGCTGGGACGCGATGTGCTTCGGGCGGTTGCGCGCGGATATGTTCTTCGGCACGCAGGACGGCCGCATCGTGCAGACCGAGCGCACCGGCACCGACAACGGCCTGCCTTATCTCTGCACGATCGTCGGCGGCTGGGAGATGTTCAACTCCAGCGGCTCGACCGTGGTGTGGCGGCAGGCGCGGGCATCATTCCGCTCGCGCAATGGCGAGCCGTTCCAGCCGCAACTGTCGGCGACGACAGACTATGTGATCACGATACCGCCGCCGCCGTCCGCGGCCCCCGATCCGGGGCCGATGGACGTCTGGGATCAGGGCCTGTGGGGACCGACGCCGGGCTTCACACCGCCGTGGTCGCCCGGCAATCCGCTGCCGGTGCAGGCGGCGCCGACCACGCCGGAAATGGATCAGTATCTGCAATGGGACCAGCCGGCGCCGGCGACGGCAACGGTGCGTAACACGATGTGGGTATCGATCGGCTTTACCGGCTTTTCGCATGCGCCGATCGTGCAGGTGATGATCGCGCAGACGTCGCCGCCTGATGTGGAATTGATCTCGATCGCGGCGACTTACGACGCCGCGGGCGTGAACGTGTGAGGGGCCAGTAGATGGCGCGCAGATTTGCCTATCAGTCCATCCCCGACGTCGGCCCCTACGGCACCGGCAGCAACCGCGCAGGGCCGTCGGGCGGCTACGACACCGGCCCGATGAGCGCCCTGTTCAGTCAGGTAATTCCGTCGGTGAACCCGACGCCGCCGAGCGCGCCCACCTCGCCCTCCAACAAGCCTGCCGATCCGATCCGCGACGCCATCGTCGCGGAGATCCTGCGGCAGTCGCAAGAGCCGGGCGCCGATACGCCCATCACCGGCTTCGGCGCCGGCGGTGAGTTCGGCGCCAATGACGTCAGTCCAGGTTTTGACATGGGCGTGCCGTCGGACGTGGCTGTGCCGGGCTATGCGCCGGAGGATAGCCCTGCGCCTGCGCCGGTGAACGCCCCGACCGACAAGGCTGATGCGCCTGTGGCTGCACCTGTGGCGAGGGGAGCTGTGGCCGAGCCTGATGATACTGCGCCCACGATGGAAAATCTGGCGGCGCAAAATGCGCTAGCCAATCAGCTGGGTTTCCAGAACCCGGACGGCACGCCGGGGAAAGGCGTCACTACCACCTCGGAGGCGATCGCTGCGCCGCCGGCTGACGCGCCGGCACCGGCGTCAGTTGCGCCATCTTTCGGCCCGGTCGGAACGCCGGCCGCCCAAGAAGGCGATGAAGGCGCTGCGGCGCCAGGACCGCCCGGCTTCGGCAACGCGACGGCTGCTCTGGGTAATCCCGGCGACAGTGCGCTGGGATTTGGCCCGGCGTCAAATTTCGGCGGCGTCCCCGGCTCGCTCGGGTTCGCATCGGCAACGGCGGACCCCGGAGCACCGGGCGGCACCGCCACAGGAACCTTCGGTGCGCCGGGATCCGCCGCGCCCGGCATTCAGGGGCTGGCCCCCGGTCAGGTCGGAATAGCAGCGCCGGCGGCTGCACCAGCGCCTGCTGCACCAGCCGCAGCTCCTGCACCTGCAGCGCCGGGCAAGGGGACGACCGCGTCGCCCGCTCAGGTGGCCGCGGTGAGTGATCTGGCGAACCAGATGGGCAAGGATCAGTCGCAGGTAGCAAAAGGCTGGTCGCCGTCTCTAGCGCCGCCCGCACCACCTGCGCCGCCAATGTCGCCTCCGGCTCAGGAGAAGAGCGACATGGAGGATCAAGTGAACGCCGCCTTCGGCTACACCCAGAAGGGCGATATCGAGGCCAATAACATGCTCGGTATACAGGCCGAGGTGGCGCAGGCGATGGACGCCATCGCGGCACAGCAGGCCGATGAGGGTATGACTGGTTTCGGCGAAGTCGGAGATGTCGGCGCAGGAACTGCGGACGGCTTCGGTGCCGGTGCAGGTGCACTCGGCGGCGAAAGTCCGGGTATGGGTGGGTTTGGTGCAGGGGCGCTTGGCGGCGCTGCGGTTGGTTTCGGAGGCCTCGGCAACGGTATCGGAACAGGCGGCACCGCCAGCCTTGGCGCAAGCCCCGGACCGGCGGGCACTCCCGGCGCCACCACTGGTACGCCAAGCCAAGGCTTCGCGGACGGCTGGGGCGCCAATGCGGCACCTACCGGCTACGCAGGTATCTCCTCACCCGCCGACGCGGCGCAGGCGGCGCAGAACGCCGCCGACGACGCTGCGGCCGACGCGGCCGACGGCGATAACGGTGATGGTGACGGCGGTGACGGCGGAGACGGAGACGGCGGAGACGGCGGATGGTAAAGGGCAAGCAGACGCAGGCGGAAGCCAATTACGGCCGCGGCGATCCGATCGATCACTGCGGCATCTGCACCTATTACCAAGGAATGCACCGCTGTTCGCAGGTGATGGGCACTATCAGCCCCTACGGCATCTCCGATATCTACCGCCGCGAAAACAACCTGTTCGGAAAGACACTGGCGCCTGCCGAGGTGAGTGCCATCAAGTCGATGGCGGCCGATGCATCCGATCGATCAGGAGGCTGATTTGCTCGATTACGTCTACGGTCAGGACAAGGCGGTCGCCGACTTCGTGGCGCAGCTGATCCCGGCTGTGCGTCCCTACGGTTTCTCGCCGGCGTCGAAAGCGATCGGCGTGGTCGACGACGGCAAGCTGATCGCGGGCCTCGTCTACCACAATTACGACCCCGGTGCCGGCGTGATCGAGATGTCGGGCGCGGCGTTGCCGCACAAATACTGGCTCACCTCGGAGACGCTGCGGCGGATTTACGACTACCCGTTCCTCGAAATGGGCATGCAGATGGTGGTGATGCGGGTTTCCGAGGAAGACAAGACATTGCTGCGGGTTCTGGCCGCGATCGGCTATACCTTCATCCTGGTGCCGCGCCTGCTCGGCATCAAGAAGAACTGCGTGCTCTGCACCCTCACCTTTGAGGACTGGAGCGGAAACAAATTCAACGCGCGCGATCACCGCCGCTTCGCCGTGCAGCAGAAAGAAAAGGCCGCCTAGATGGCATACGCACCCGAGGTTAACGCGCAGCGCAACAACATCACCTCTGCGCTCATGAACATCGGCAATCCACCGCCGAGCATGGGGCCGCCGCAATTTCCGCAGGGGCCTGCGCCGATCCCGCAGCAGGGCCTGCCAATGCAGCCGCCATTCTCGCCGCCCGGCATGCCGCAGGGCGGACAGCCGCTGCCGAACGTAGCGGCGGCGCCGCTGCCGATCCCGCCAGTACAGCCGATGCAGCAACAGCAGCCCGGTGCCGGCGCGTCGCCGGGCCTGCCGCCGATGGGCGGTGTGCCGCAGCAACAATACTAGGAGACGCAGGTGAAGCCAGACCCGCCCACACCCCCAGATCCGGCAGCAACTGCAAGGGCGCAGACCGGCACCAATGTCGGCACGGCGATCGCCAACGCATGGCTCGGCAACGTCAACCAGCAGACGCCCGACGGCACGCTGAACTACAGCCAGAGCGGCAATTACGCCTACACCGACCCGAGCAACGGCCAGACCTACCAGATTCCGACCTTCACGGCGACGCAGCAGCTATCGCCAGCCGGCCTGCAACTCAAGAACACGCAGGACGCCTCCAAGCAGGGGCTGGCCAACCTCGCCAATTCGCAAATCGGCCGCGTCGGCAGCGTGCTCGGCACGCCGTTCAACCCGACCGGCGGGCCGGTCGCCGGCGACAGCTCGACCATCTCCAACATCCCGAAGGCGCTGACCAACTTCAATCCGGGGATCCCGATCCAGACCGGCTTCGATCAGGGCGGCCAGATCACGCAGGACTACGGCCCGGCCGATAATTACTCGGCCGATCGCCAGCGCGTCGAAGACAGCCTGATGGCGCGGATGAACCCGAGCCTGCAGCAGGAGGAGAGCCGGGTTCAGCAGCAGCTGGCCGATCAGGGCATCCGCTACGGCTCACAGGCCTACAACGACGCGATGCGGACCTACCAGCAGCAGGCCAACGACGCCCGCTACGGCGCGATCAGCCAAGCCGGCCAAGAGCAGCAGCGCATGGACGCGATGGCGGCCCAGCGCGCCGCGTTTCAGAATGCCGCGCAGGAGCAGGGTTATCAACAAAATCTGGGCCAAGGCACCTTCTACAATTCGGCCGCCAACACGCTGTTCTCGCAGAACGCGGCGATGGCGCAGTTCGCCAATGCCGGCCTCGCGCAGCAGACGTCGCAGGCGCAGAGCGGCTTCAACGCCGCGGAGGCGGCTCGAAACCAGTGGCTGCAGGAGCAGTACGCCAACCGCAACCAGCCGATCAACGAGATCTCGGCGCTGATGAGCGGCTCGCAGGTGAGCCAGCCCAACTTCGTCAATGCGCCGTCGACGCAGATCCCGACCACGGACGTCGCCGGTATCACCCAGCAGGGTTTCCAGAACCAGATGGGCCTCTACAATGCGGCCAATCAGCAATACAATTCGACGATGGGCGGCCTGCTCGGCCTCGGCGCGGGAGCCTTGAAGCTATCGGACCGCCGCGAGAAGGAAGAGATCGACCGCATCGGTACTGTGTTTGCCGCCAACTCCGACGGCGCCCGCAAGAAGCTGCCGGTCTACGAGTACGCCTACAAGGACGATCCGTCGTCGACGCGCCATATCGGCCCGATGGCGCAGGACGTCGAGAAGATCGAGCCGCGCGCCGTCGAGGAGCACGAAGGCCGCAAGTTCATCCGCACCCGCGAGGCGATGGGCGCGATTTTGAAGGCAGCGTAGGATGGTCAACGTGCCGAAGGAAATTGCAGCACTCGGCTTCCAGCAGGCGGAGCTGCGCAAGCGCATGGCCATGCAGCTGATGGCGCAGCGGCAGGCGCAGCAACAGCGGGCGGCGATGGCGCAGGCGCCGGTGGCGCCGCCGCCGCCGGATCCGATGCAGCAGCAGGAAGAGATGATGCGACAACAGGCACAGGAAGAGGCGCAGCGGCAGCTCCGCGCGCAGGCACTGCTGCAGGGAGGTGGATGATGCAGGATCTTCCGACGTTCAGTTTTCTGGCCGGCGCCCCGGCGGGCGACCCGCTCAGCCAGAACGCGATGGCGCTGCGGCAGCGCATGGCGCTGGCGATGATGTCGCAAAAGAAGGGCTACCCGAAGAACCTCGGCGAGGGCCTGACCGCGATCGGCGACAGCCTCGGCGACGTCGGCATGATGCGCCGGCTTGAGGCGCAGCAGGCCGCCTTCGAGAACGCCACCAAGGGCGCCGCCGCGGCGCGCGACAAGGTAGCCCCCGTGCCCACCGCCTCGATCGAGCCGACCACACAGACCGCAGAGGCGGCGCCGCCGCCGGTGCAGGCCGCGGAGGCGGTGCAGCTGCAGCCGTCCGCGGTGCAGACCGCCTCCGCCGACTACTCAGCCTACCAGCCTGCTGATGCGCTGCCACCCGTTCAGGACGCCGGCGGAGCGCCCCAGATGGCCTCTGTCGACACCGGCACCATGAACGACGCGCCGCCGATGGGCGCGCCCACGGGCCAGCCCAACCCCGCCGCGGTGCGTGCCAGCATCACCCAGCTCATGCAGGCGCGGCAGGGGGTGCCGCCGCAAAACCCTCTGTCGGGCGGGGGCCAATCCCCCGCCGCAATGCCTTCAGCTTTCAGCCCGGAAGACCTTGGTTCCCCTCCTGAAGCGGCGAACAACCGGGCGATCGAGATGCCCAATATCCGGCTGGCCCAGCAGGGTTCGCCGCAGGGCGTCTCGACGCAGGTGCCGGCGCCGCAGCCCGCCCCGCAGCCGATGCTGACGCCCGGCCCGGCGGCGCCAGCGCCTGACCCGAATGCGCTGGCCAAGCCGACCATGACGCAGCCGCCGGCGCCGTTCCCGAAAGACCCGCAGCAGGCCGTCGACGAGCGGCTGGCGCGCGAGGCGGCGGCGATCGGCAATACCGGGCTGGAGAAGTTCTACGCCGACCGCGTCGCCAAATGGGAGGCGCTGCGGGCGTCCAAGGACGCGCGGATACTCGAACAGTGGAAGATGAAGAACCAGAAGGAGCTGGCCGACGAGCAGCTCTGGACCAGCCGCCAGCGCGACCTGCCGAAGATCCAAGCCGAGACCGCCAAGGCGCAGTCCGAGGCCGCGGTCGCGGCCGACAAGGCCACGATCTCGACCCGCACCGGGATGGACCCGGAGGCGGTGGTGAAGGATTTTCAGGCCCGATCGGCGACGCAGAAGGGCAATGTCGACATGCTGCGGCAGGCCAAGATCGCCATGGAGGCGCTCAACAACGGCATCGTGTCCGGTGTCGGCGCCAATGTCCGCGTCGACATGGAGCGCCTGAAGGCGTGGATGTTCAACAACAAGTCCGCCAACGACATCGCCACCCAGAGCCAGATCTTCCAGTCGGCAGTGTCGAGCATGCTGGGAGGCGGCGTGCAGGCGATCCAGCCGAGCGGCGGGCCGACGACCGAGACCGACATGAAGATCGCGCGCGGTATCGTCGGAGCCTCGCCCGAGATGCAGGAGGCGGCGAAGCGCCGCCTGATCAGCAGCTCGATCGAGAAGCTGCACAGCGACATCAACGAGTACGAGGAGAAGAAGAACCGCGCCTTCGGCGGCCTCAAGACCGATCGCTACTTCGACGTCCGCACCGACCCGATCCACGACGACCCGGCGCTGGCGAAGCGGTACGTCGACCGCCTGCTGGAGCACTCCGACAGCAAGGCCGCCAGAGACATATTCGACGAGAAGTTCGGCCGCGGCTCGGCGCAGCTTGAGATCGACCGCGCCGCGCGCGCCAAGCGTTACCCGAGGTCGGAGTAATGGCAGGCCCGCGCAACAATCCGTTCGCCGACATCGAGGCCGAGGAGCAGGCCTCGAAGGGCGCCGGTGCGCCGCCGCCGGGCGTCAATCCATACAGGCCGGGCAGCGAGGAGGCCGACTGGTTCGACCGGCAGCCGAAGCCACAGGCGGCGGCGCCGGCCGCGCGCCAGCTCGGCGGCTCGTTCGACCCGATGACGGGGGCGCCGATCGGCGGCGGCAACCCCTACGCGGACCTGCCGACGGCCGGCTTCACGCCGCCGGCGCCGCCTCCGAAGGAGGAGTACCGCGGCTCGGTGCTGCCGTTCACCCGCGACACCCGCGGCGGCGTCAACTTCACGCCGTTGACGGCTGGCCCGGTCGGCTCGATGTACGAGGCCGCGCAGCTGCCCGGCCGGGTGGCGAGCGGCGAGGTCAAGGTCGATACTTCGGATCCCAACTTCATGGGGCAGGTGCTTGGGCTGGCCGCCAATTTCAACCCGGCCAACCCGATGATCCGTTCCGGCAGCGGGGTGATCCCCGGCGCGCGCATGGTGCCGCGCGAGGTGGCTGCGGGCGAGGGCGTGCGCGAGGGAACGAACGTGCTCGGCTTCGGTCCCGGCGGTCGCGTAAAGCCGCAGACACCGTCCGAGGAGGCGCTGTACAGCGTCGGAGGCGGGCAGCACGAAGCCTTCCGCAACATGAAAATACCGTATAACCCTAATTACGTCGGCGGGCCTCTGGCGCAGCAGCTGGAGACAAAACTGATCGACGCGGGGGTTATGCCAGAACATGCACCGGGGCTTTACAGGACAATCAGGCGGCTCCGCGACTACGCGCCGCGCAGCGACGACCCCACAGCGACAATCAATGTCGGTCCAGCCAACCTCATGGCTATCAGGGACGCCATCAAGAACCATTTCGACGCCGGGCCGAACCCGAAGAACAACCAGCACGGGGTGGGGCTGGCTTACCGCGCGTTCGACGATTTCTTGGAGCGACCTCCTGCGGAGGCTATTCTGGGTGGATCCCCTACCGGCACGCGAGCCGTCGGTGCAGCAGGACGACAATCCAACATCGAGAACGAGATCGCGGCAGCTGCCGGAGCCGGTATTTTTAAGCGAGGGCGTGCAAATCTTTCCGCCCGTCATCGAAGCGAGGATATCGGAGCCATTGACGAAGCGGCAGGACTTCGCAACGCCTCGGCCAATTCTGGAAACAACCTCGGCAATTCCGTTCGATCTAGAGTTACGAGCATGCTCCTCAGTCCGAGGCGCATGGTCGGCTTCAACGAAGCCGAAGAAGCCGCGCTGAGGGCAGTCCCCGAAGGGTCAACCGGGCGCAACGTAGGACGCACGGTCGGCAATCTGCTCGGCGGGGGCGGCGGCATCGGCACGCAGGCCGTGGGCTGGGGCACTGGCGCCTTGGCAAATTATCTCGGCCTCGGCACCGGCGCCTCGACCGCGGTCGGATTTGGCGTCCCGGCGTTCGGCATGTGGCTGAAGAACCGCATGGGACAATCAACCGCCGACGCGCTGCGCGACGTCGGCGTCCAGACCCGGCAACGCTCGCCGCTGTTTCTCGAAACGCCGTTCAAGGAGCGCGTCGCGGATCCGACGCTGACGCTGTCACCGCGCGATCGGGTGGCGCGGCAGATGCTGCGGGTCGGCGTCACGCCTGACGGGCAGCCCATCCCGCTGGATCCGCAAGGCAATCAGGTCCGCCCCGCGTGGGAAGAACGATAACAGGAGATCTCAATGCCGCGCGATGGATTGCAGCAATACTCGCCCCCGCCGGGCACCGAGGGCATCCCGAACTACACGGTCGAGAGCGCGCGCTACAATGCGTTCGTCGCCGACGTCACGCAGGATCTGAACCTGCCGCGGCCGATCGTGGCCGGCGGCACTGGCGCATCGACCCCTGACGGCGCGCTCGACAATATCAGCGCAGAGAAGTTCAAGCAGGTCGTCACCAACTGGGACAGCATGGTGTGGCGCGCCGGGTCGTTCTACGCCGCAACGACGGCGACCGGCATTGCGCCCGTCACCGGGCACGCCTTCGCCGGCATTGCCTACTACGCCAACGCCACAGACTATGTCACTGAGGCTGTCGATGTCACCGATCCAGCCAACCCGGACAAGTACATCAGGGCGATGTCGGCCGGGGTGTGGGGGCCGTGGGTCAGGATTAACGCAACGACGTCGTCTGCTAATCTTGCCGAGTATGTGTTCGACAACCAGGTCACGTTCCCGCCCGGCAGCGGGCAGATCAGGTTCAACAACGCTACCCAGAACGCGGCCACGGAAGTTTTCATATCGCATCTCAGTCCGATGGGTGTGGATAACACCGCGGTACTGACGTTCTACCTCAAGTCTGGTGTCGACCTCGTCATCCAAGACAAGGACGAAGGCTCAAAGTACAAGATCTTCACCACGACTGCTGACGCAGTGCTGTCTGGCAGTGACTTCCGCGTGACGGTGACGTTCAAGAGCGGCGGCACCGATATCGTCTCCGGTCAACGGATACTTGCCGCCGTGAGTGGCGAGGCGCAGCGGGTGCAGCAGCGCCAGTTGATTTACGCAGCACCCTTCGACGCGCTCGCCTACAATGGCATGCAGATCAACGGGTCAATGGAGGTCGATCAGGCGGCGGCGGGAAATGTCGGTTCTGCTACTTATACAACTCCGTATTTTATGGATGGATGGGTAGTGCAAGCCGGTGGTGCTGTTCAGGTGTTGGCAAGTCCGCTAACTGCGTCTCCTGCGCCACCTCCGGGATTTCAGCAATACGCGCGCATCTACACCAATGTGGGCGTTAGCGGCGCACTGGCCGCTGGCGATCTCGGGATGCTGTTTACCAAGATTGAAGGTTACCGCGTATCGCGGCTGGGGTGGGGCACGGCGAGCGCGCAACCGATAACAATCGGGTTCTGGGTCTACCCGCCGATCGCCGGGAACATGGCGGTTTCGGTCGAGAACTCGGCCAATGACAGATGCTACGTCATTGATGTCCCCGTTGTCGCGACGACGTGGCAGTACAAGACGGTCACTATCCCCGGCTGTACGGACGGGACGTGGTTGGCGACAAACGGCACCGGCATGAAAGTGCATTTTTGCTTCGGGGCCGGGTCTACTTTCCAAGGCCAGAACGGCACTTGGAGCCCTGCACAAAAACTGGCTACCAGCGCCACCACCAATTTCCTTTTTGCCGCTGGCGCACAGTCCTGCATCACCGGCGTCGTCATCCTCCCCGGCATCGAAGCGCCATCCGCCACGCGATCGTCGCTGATCATGCGGCCGTATGATCAGGAGTTGGTGACGTGCCAGAGATATTACACGAGAACGGAAGCCACCGCTCGCTATTTTGCCGTAGCGGCAGGGTATAATCTGGAAAATGAAATTTACTGGCAAGTTAAAATGAGATCAGCCCCAACGCTAACGACTATCGCGGGCGCTCAATCAAATATTTCAGCCGTGACCGCCAACCAACCGACAATATCAGGTGCTCGCTTCGGAATATCGTCAGCAGCAGGCGGGGATTTTTATGCAATTCAGCAGATTATCATCGCAGACGCGAGGCTCTGACATGTCCGACTATAAACTCACCGCAACCGAAGAACCCTGCGCCGTCATCCGTTACAGCGACGGCGCATGCATTCCGCCCGACATGGCGAACCGCGACTATAACGGTGATGCCTTCAGTCTCGGCTACATCCAGTGGAAGGAAGGCGGCGGCGTGCCGGATCCCTACGCGCCGCCCGAGCCAGTGCCGCCACAAGCGACCGAGGGGCAAACGCTGGCGTTCGACCATGAAAACCGTATCCGCGCGCTGGAGGGACAGCCGCCGCTGTCGCTTGGCGACTTCGTCGACAAGATGCGGGCGTGACCCAGCTCGGCGACAAGATCTTCCACACCTTAAGGGAACACCCGTGGATCCTAGCGGTGGTGGTGATTAACGCGCTGTTCCTGGGCTATGTCGTGCACGAAGTGGCGGCCACCGGCGAGCGCCGGGATGCGCTGATCGCCGAGCTTGCCCGGAAGTGCAAATAGGGAGTATATTCCGCCGGCTTCGTTTGTGATGGAACGATGCGCGCACGAAAACGCCCGGCAAGGCCCCCAGCCCACGCCGGGCGTTTTCTATTTCAGCCGGGATTGAAGAACTCGCCGTAAACTTTCTTCGCTGCCTTGCAGTAAGCGGCATGAGCCTCTTGTTCAGTATTAAAATTGCCTAACCATTTCCCAGCAACAGCACTGGTCCATTTCCTATCGGGCTTGTGCCAGTAGGCACCTTTCAATCCCGCTCGTCGAGTTTTGGAATTACCGCTGTTCTGGAGTTTTGTCGCCTCTCGTAAATTTTTTATCCTGTTGTCTGTTGGGTTGCGATTAATGTGGTCAAGATGTTTTGGAAAGACACCATATACGTAAAGCCAAGCCAGCCGGTGTGCCTTGTATAATTTCCCAGCTATCCCGATTACCCAATATCCTCTTTCGGTTTCTCTAGAACCAGCCCGATTACCAATGTGGACACGCGATGCCGGTTTCACGAGCCAATGAAACTCTCCAGTCTTTGGATTGTAGTAGAGTACGTCTCGCAGTGTATCCTGCGTCAATTCCCAATCTTCAAAACTGAAGAGCTTCATTGTTACCTCACGAAGTTACGCTACGCGAAACGCATGACCACTCTGCTTGCGGCGATAGCCCATGAAGCCAAGGCCAGCAAATCCACACAGCATCATCAGCCACGTCCCGATTTCCGGAACAGCCGCAACGGTAGCAGTGCCGAACGCCTGCGACGGATTGATCGGGGCGTCGGTGTAGACGGTCAGCGTCAGGTCAGCACGGTCGTAAAGACCGCCGAACGATGTCTGCGAGAAGTACAGGTTTTCGTCGGCCAGCAGAGATCCGCCGGCGAGGGACGAGAACGCCGCGCCATATTCCGCCTTCCAGATAGCGAGCTGGATGCCGGCCTTGTCGATGCCGGCTACGTGGTCACCGATGAACATCAGCGCCGCGATCTGGCGAACCTGGCCGGAGTTTAACGGCGCGATGCCGGGGCGGCTGTCGCCGGCATTGAATGTCTGGACGGTGTAGTCGTAGGGAAGGTTAATGCCGTCGAACACGTCGAGGCACCAGACATCGACTGAGCCGCTCGGTCCCTGGAGGCGGATCTCACCCGCCTGCACGTTCTCGAATTTCGGCGTCAGCAGTGTGACGTTCTGCGCGCCGAGGACGGTGTAGCTGGTGGCGTAGAAATCAGCCTTGGCCGGTGCGGCCGATAATGCAATTAACGCGGTGGTCGCAAAGAGCAGTTTCTTAAACATAGTCTCTCCTTCTGCCGTTGATCAAACGGCGTTAACACCCGGTTTATCCGGGATCCCTGAATGTGCCGGCCCTGGGCGGTGCATCATCACCAAAACAGATGTATAGTACTACTGCGATGACGAAGGGGGTCAGAAATCCGGCGATGTAAAAAATCATGCATCACGCCTCGTTGTTGCCGCGAAAGCCGGGGAACACGTCGTCGTTCTCCTGCCGCGCGGGCGGCAAGCCCCAATCATCCGGGTTGTACGGCGGGGGCTGCGTCTCGGGCGGTGAACTCTGGTCGAGGGCGGCGCGGGCGATAGTTGCGGCGTATCCTGATTGCACGGCAACCTCCCGCAGCGCCGCTTCCAGTTGTTCGATGCGGGCAGCGGCTATAGCAGCGTCCTTATTAGCGGCGGCCACGATGTCGGTCATGAATTTCCCCGCTTCTTCTCGTCGGGTGCGCAGCGCCGCTTCCAGCTGCTCGATGCGGTCACGGCCAACGTCAAAGCCGGACTGAAATCCCCATGTGTACCAATCGGTCGCAAGTTTCTTGTCCGCCTCGTCGGTCGGATAGGGTGGCTTTTGCTTCTCTTGGGCATTATCACTCATCTGCTTCACGCCTCGTTATTGCCGCGAAAGCCGGGGAACACGTCATCGTTCTCCTGCCGCGCGGGCAGTGAACTCTGGTCGAGGGCGGCGCGGATCATCACAAGGCACGTTGTTGGCGTACCGCTGCCGACGAAGTGCCCGTCCGTTTCGTTGGCGAGATAGGAAACAAACCGCTCCGCTTCCCGCAGCGCCGCTTCCAGTTGCTCGATGCGGTCGGCGGCTTCCAATGCAATCCTGCTGGCCGGGAACGACCGTTCGAAGAAGTCTTTGCCGTCAAGCAGGCCAGCACCGTCGTTCACGGGAATGCGGATAAGACCGCGCAGTCTTTCAGTGAGAGTGTTTGGTGTCATTTGTCCTGCTCCGGTGCGAGGGCGGCGCGGGCGATAGCTTTTGCCTTTTCGTTGCCAATCATGTTCGGTTGGCTTGTTATCTTCCGCAGCGCCGCTTCCAGCTGTTCGATGCGGGCGGCGGCAAGTTCTAGGTGGTGAGCGCAGCTTTCATCCATGAACCCACGCATGATGTCTGCTCTAGCCCGCAAGCCAGCCGGGGAGACTGTTTCAGGGATATGAATGGTGATCATTTCTCCTGCTCCGGTGCGAGGGCGGCGCGTCTCGCCATCAGTGCTGCTACCGCTATCCGGAGGGCGGCGCGAAGCTCTTTTGCGGCTTCGTGCTGCTCTGTCGATACGCAGTATTCAATATCTTCGGCCACATCCTGGAGATAGCAGCCGTAATATATGTTTGCGGCCTTGATCGCCCGCTCCATTTTCGCGACCAAGATCTCCAGTTGCTCGATGCGCCCGGCGGCCTCCCTGCACGCCGGCAGCGCCTGCGCGAGCGAAGAGGCGGTTCGCAGCCGTTCCACAAGATCGCTCATGCGCCGGCCCTCACCCGCGGCTTGCGCTTTCGCTGGTTGACCTTCCGCGTCAGCTCCCGGTGCGCGCGGGTGGTGAACGCAACGCAATGCTCCTCGGTGATGCCTATCGTGACCATGCCCAGCATGGCCTCGACCAGCAGCACCGACGCCAGCATATGGGCGGCTTCCTTCGTGCTCACGCCGCCGCTCCGGCAGGTGTCGAAGGTGTCGATCACCAGCTGATGCAGCCTGGTGTCGAAGTGTTTTGCCATATCTTCGATCATACTCATTGCGGCCTCATCGGGATGATCAGGGCATAGATCGCCACCAGGCAGGCGACGGTGAGGGCGGCGGCGACTACCGCTGTGATGTCGCCGTTCATCGAAGCAACCCGTCCTTGAAGTGATTAGCGGCCGGTTCAACCTCGATCGGGTCACGGTTCAGGTCGCGGATCAGGCAGGCCATGTAGTCGTCATGGGACTGGTAGGCGGCAGTCTCGCTCGGCATAACCTTCGGCGCCGGCACAAGCTCCAGCATGACGCTGTTGATGGCGTCCGCGATGCGCTCGACGCTAGCGGCGGCCAGTCCGTAGAGGCTGATCTGGAACACACTGTCACCGCTCGCGATGCGCAGCACCAGCGGCGTGTCGAGCGACTGCAAGGCGATCGCCTTGAGGCCGGTGATGTCGTGCAGGGATAAGAAAGTGGACGGTATCATCTGTGATGGAACTCCGTTGCGAATAAGTCACCATACCGCGTCAATGGATGTTTGACAATCGCTGATTTCGATTGTACTAAATCAATCATGAAAAAACTCCACCCCATCGCAGCCCAGCTGCTGGCCGACATCGAGGCGTACCGTCTCAAGGTCGGCATCGATCGCACCAACTTCGGCATCGAGGCTGCCGGGGATGGGCATTTCATAACCCGAGTAGAGGAGGGCAAGATCCCAAGGATACCGACGATCGACAAGGTCCGAGCTTACATGGACCGTAAGACCAAGGCTGTGCGTAAAACTACCCCCATCACACTGGAGCGACCATGAAATATCTGTTGATACCATTGATACTGTTGTCGCCGCCGGCGATGGCGCAGGAGGAACCAAGCTGGGAGGCCAAGAAGGCCGCCCTGATGCAGGTCTTCCTGCCGCCGGTTCCTCTCCCCGTTGCTCGGCCCGATGTCAAGAACGAGATCGACGAGCAGGCCGACCTCAACATGAACGACCTGAAGAAATTCACACGCCGGGCCAACTACAAGACCGACATCTGCGCGCGCCACGGCATGCATAAGGTGACCAGGGGCAACAGCTGGAGATGCCGCAAATGAAGACCGATTTTATCGACATTGAAGAGCAGCTCTCGACCGTGCTGTTGCAGGCGGCCGAGGACCAGATCACGGAAGCCAACAACCTGCTGGCATCGACCAAAGTGCTGGTGGAAGGCATCAAGGCGCAGGTCGCCGAGCAGAAGAAGCTGATCGAGGAGTTCAACGGCCGCATGCAGACGTTTGGCGGCACCGTGCTGGAGGCCCACAAGACATACATCAACGGCGGCAAGCATGAGAACCCCTCGCCATGAACCAGTCGGACACGCCGTGGACTGCCGCCATCATCAAGCGGTTTACCGAGCTGGCTGCCGATCACAGCATCTCGTTCACCAGCATCGCCGCCATGCTGAATGCCGAGTTCACCCTTGAACTCACGCGCAACGCCTGCATCGGCAAGGCGCGTCGGCTCGGGCTGGAGGCGCGACCCAACAAGAACCACAAGACCTACCCCAGAAGGGAGCGTAAGCGCATGGTACGTATCGATGCACCCATCCCGCCGCTGCCTGAACCACAGGCGCCGGAGCCGTTCACGACCACGATCTACCAACTGACGCCGTACACCTGCCGCTGGCCTGGCGGCGACATACATGCCCGGCCGCCGTTCTTCTACTGCGGCGAGCCGGCGATCGACTTCGAGCCGTACTGCGACCACCACATGCTGATGGCGCACGGCAGGCTGCGGGTGCCGGCGTGAAAACCATGATCTTCCTCGTCATCGTCAGCACGTTGGGGCCGTTCCATGGCCCCAACGGCAAGATCGACGCCATCAAGATCCAGCAGATGCCCGGCATACTCGCCTGCCGCGACATAGCCGAAAACATTCGCGAGATGAGCGGCAAGCGGGTGCAGGTCCGCTGTGTCGCCGCCCACAAGGATTACGAATGAAGCGCCCATCACCTAGCGAGCATTCGATCCAGGTCACCGTGATCGACTACATCGATAAGTGCAAGACGCACCCGGATATTTTCGCGATCTCCAGCACAAACGCCGCCAAGCGATCACTTCGGCTTGGCGCCAGAATGAAAGCCGAGGGCATGACCGCAGGCGTGGCCGACATCCAGATCCTGCTGCCGGAGGGGCGCTCGGCGTGGATTGAACTGAAGACGGCCAAGGGCACGCAATCGATCCAGCAGAAAGGCTTCCAGGCCCGCTGCGCGCGGCTCGGGCATCCCTATGAGGTCTGCAAGTCAGTGCAGGCGGCGATCGATACGCTGAAATCATGGGGGGTCACGCGGTGACAGACAACGACCGGCGTACCGATAACCCCTTCACCCGCCTCGCCGAGCAGCAGATGGTCGCCGCCACCAAGGCCAAACACCGCCGCCGCGATGCGCACATAGCCAAATCCGAGGCCGACGCGCCGATGAAGCTGTCGGAGCAGGAGCAGGCGATGGCCGATCGCCAGAAGCTGATGCGGGCCTACCGCGCCGCTAACAAGGCCGAGTTTGCCAAGTTCCTGAATGGACCAGACGGCAAGCACTGGCAGGATCTGCGCACCGCGCTTGAATACACCTCGATCGGGGACGCCGACCAGCTGCTGTCGTACATCGACAGGCAGGACTGGCTCCTGAATGGAAGCCTCAAGACGCGGCAGGATGCATTGGCGCTGATCGCCGCGCACCTGATCGTGCTGAGGTTGACCAATGGCTACCCGCCGTTCGACGACAGCCTGCCGGGCGAGGAAATGACGCTGTTCGAGATTATCCGCGCAAAACTGAAGGTGATGACATGAAAATTAAAATTGGAATTGAGCATCTGCCACTTCTTGAAAAATTGCAGGCCGTCCTCAAAACCGAACCCGATCCAGTCAAGCAGCAGATTGGCATCGAGCTTTTAATGGCTCAACACGCCGGCCGCGCACAGAACGGAGCCAATACTGTTCTGGATGCCATGCGCAAGCACGCCGGGCAGATGGTGCAGAGCTTTGCAGGTCACGAGGCCGCCGCGCGCGAAGGGTATAAGTATTTCAGCCAGACCACCAGCGGATGGGAAATCTCTACCAGCGAAAAGGCTGCACCGGACAAACGCTGGCGCGCGGAGCATCCAGAGTTCGGCATCAAATATTTCAGGGAGCATGATGATATCCTGAATTTCACGGTGACAAACATGATGAAGACATTCGAGCAGGCAATGGGGTTCAAAGTGCCGAAGGACAGGAAGTGACAAGCATCATCGCGCAAACACTCGACGCCTACGCCAACTCGACAGCCAAGACATGGAGCCACGATCGCCTCAACACGCTCGGCGCTTCCGAGGTCGGGCAGTGCGCGCGCAAGGTGTTCTGGCTCAAGAACGAGGGCGATGCCAAGTATGGCGCCAAGCGCGACCCCGACTATGTCGACAGCTGGGGCGCCAGGATGCGCGGCACGGTGTTTGAGGATGCGTTTTGGGAACCGGCGCTGCGTGCCAGGTTCGGCGATCGGCTGAAATATGCCGGCCGGGACCAGAAGACGCTTGTCTCCGACTTCCTGTCGGCAACGCCAGACGGCATTCTCACCAGCCTCACGAAAGCAGAGCAGCTCGCGATCGGCACCGAGGCCGACTGCGCCATGGTCGAGTGCAAGACCGCTGACCCGCGTACTAACCTCGCCGAGGCCAAGTCTGCCAACGTCTACCAGACGCAGGTGCAGATGGGGCTGGTGCGCGAGCTGACGCCATACCAGCCAACGCACAGCATCCTGAGCTACACCGACGCCAGTTTCTGGAACGAGGTACGCGAGTTCGTGATCCCGTTCGACCAGGCAGTGTTCGAGACAGCAAAGGCCCGCGCCACCCTGATACTGACCGCGACATCGATCGACGAGGTCAAGCCCGAGGGCTGGATCGCAGGTGGCCGCGAATGCAACTACTGCCCGTTCACGATCGCCTGCGGCATCGAGCGGCGCAACCTGCCATTCCAGGATGTCGGGCCGCCCGTCGACCCGCAGTTTGCGGCTGAGATCCGCGGCCTCGCCGTCGAGCTTCGTGCTTGTGAAGCAGAGCGTGATCGTAATGAAAGTCTCGTGCGGATGGCGCAAGAGATGATAAAGTCCCGCCTGCGCGAAAAGGGCGTCAAGAAAATACCCGGTGTCCTGACATGGAGTGCCGTCAAGGGCCGCCAGTCATACGATAACAAGGCAATCAAGCAGGCAGCTATTGACGCGGGCATTGACATAGAGCAATTCTCAACCGTAGGCGAGCCGACTGATCGGCTCGTTATCCAGATTGAGTGATGTTCGGCCACTCGATAATAGCAAACATCAAATCGCCGATCGCTAAGGAAACCATCATGAACGAAGTAGCAAAGCGCCAAGGCACCAATGTCACGACCCAAGCCGCCAATCCTTTTTCCGAGTATGGCGAGGCAGCCACCCACAGGAACATCGTGGGTGAGCTGCTGAAATTCTCCAAGGGCGACTGGATGTATGGCCAGGACAATACCGATGTCCCCGTCGGCACCCAGTACATCGCCAACATGGACGAACTCCTGATCGGCTGGATACGCTGGGAGGAGAACAAGCCGACCGACCACATCATGGGCAAGGTGTCGGCCGGCTACCAGCCGCCTCGCCGTAACGAGCTGGGCGATACCGAGCAGGACGAGTGGGGGGTCGACGACTCAGGCAAGCCGCGCGATCCCTGGCAGTTGTCCAACTACATGCTGGTCAAGGGCAAGGCGGATGGTGAACTCTACACCTTCACCGCGGGGTCAAAGGGCGGCCGTGACGCGATCGGCGATCTCTGCAAGTCCTACGGCTCGCTGATGTCGCAGCACCCGAAGGAGTATCCTGTGATCGCGATCGGCGTGCGTTCCTACGAGCACCCCAATCGCAGCTACGGCCGCATCAAGACGCCGGAGTTCAAGATCGTGGGCTGGATGTCCAAGGATACCTTCCAGCCGGATCTCGGCGAGGTCGCTGGCGAGCCGTCGGACGAGGAAGCCTACGACGCTCCGAAGCCGGTGAAGCCGGTGAAGCCCGCGCCACAGGTAGCGCCTAACGGCAAGCCCAAGGGCCGCATCTAGCGTCTGGCTTCCGTCGTAAAGCGGACATAAAACGGGGGCCGGGAGGCTGCGATCTCCCGGCCCCTTTTTTCCTGCAATCCCTCAAAGATCACACAGGAGCTGTTATGGCTGTAACCGATAACAACGAGCATGAAAAGTCCCCCGCATCACTAGAGTTCCTCAAGGCATTGTTCAGCAATACCGAGCAGCCGATATTCCTGCAAACCCTGCCCAATGACCCCGATGACCCCGACGAGGGCGCCAACCGCCGGCAATTGATGTCCCGCGACATCGCCGCGATCGAGCGGTTTGTCTTAAAGCACGACCGCAAGCGCCGCGGCATGTTCGTCTGCGTCGCCACCATCAACGGCCCGACGCGGAACAAGGACAATTGTTGCGAGCTGGTCTGCATCCACCAGGATCTCGACTTCAAGGGCATCGCCGAGGCCGAGCCACTGATCTGGGCCGCGATCGCGCAACTGGAGGCGCAGCCGTCGATCATCGTGCGCTCCGGCGGCGGCCTGCACCTGTACTGGCTCTTGAGGGAGCCGCTGGACGCCCAGGCGCACCGTGATGCCGTCGACGCCCTGCTGCGGCAGCTGGCTGACATCGTTGCCGGCGACACCGCCACCTGCGAAATCGCCCGCCTGATGCGGCTACCGGGGACGTACAACTCCAAATATGGAGATATGCGGGAGGTGGTCATTGAGCGCCTTGATACCACCCTGACTTACGAACTGGAGGGCCTTGCCGAGTGGGCCTCCTACCAGCGGCCGGTGCTGACCCGGAAGCCGGTTGTCATCCGGGAACGGCCGGAAATAGCCGGAAAGTCAAATAAGGCATTTCCGGCCGACAACCCCTTCCTCGCCGCCGCCGCCGCCATGGGTCGCAAACCGCGCCTAGACGTCGAGGAGGCGCTAATCGAGATGAGGGACGGCAACATACACGACACCCAGGTGCGCGTCTCGGCGGCCTTGCTGGGCCGTGGGCACACGGTCGAGGACACCGTCAACATCCTGATGGAGGCCACCCGGCAGGCGATCGGGGCAGACGCCGACAAATGGAACTGGCGGGCCGAGGAAAAGCGCATCCGCAAGGCCTGCGCCGGGGCGATCAAGAAGTATCCACCTACCTCGCAACGTCCGCAGGCGGAAACTGCGGAAACAGAAAACGCAGGCGGCAACATCGCCGATCTCGCCACTGCCCGCGCCAAACGGCAGGGACCGCCACCCAAGCGCGGCAAGATCAATCACCTCGATATCGGGGCGATCTTCCTGGCCGGGCTGGAGGCGGCCGGCGAGGCCCTGATGTTCACGCCGACGGGAGCCTGGCGCTATGCGGACGGCCTGTGGCGGCTGGAGGACGACCGTGCGCTGAAGGCGTGGCTGGATGCCAGCATCGAGCAGTGCATCCGCGGCACCGAGGTCAAGAGCAAGATCAGCCTCGTCAACGAAACGCGGGCATGGGTCATCCGGCACCCCGACCTGCAGCAGGCCAACATAGCCTTCGACCAGCACGGGCTGGTGCCGACGCTGTCGGGGCTGATTGATCCCCGAACCGGCGAGGTGTTTGAGGCAAACCAGCACCATTACTGCACCTGGCGGGTGCCGTTCGCCTACAACCCCACGGCCAGATGCCCGTTCTGGCTACAGATGCTCGGTGACGCCTTCGCCGATCGCCCTGCCGAGGTTCGCCAGATCACGATCGACCTGATCCAGGAGGTGCTCGGCGCCGGCATGATCGACAACCGCAGCAAGGCGCTGGCCAAGGCCTTCATCGCGCAGGGCGGGTCGAACTACGGCAAGTCAGGCGTGCTCGACATCATGGGCGGCCTGTTCGGCCCCGACATCAACACCACGCCGCTCGACATGATCGACAGCAATGCCCACGCCATGATGCCTTTCCTGAAGCGGGTGCCGTGGGTTCTGCATGAGGCTTTCGACCAGTCGAAGTGGCATATGTCGTCATCCGTCAAGGCGATCATCTCCGGCGACGCCATCCAGATCAACATCAAGGGTGGCCGGATCTTCGAGCACCGCTCGCAGGCGCCGGCGTTCTGGGGATCCAATGGCCCACCGCAGTTTCGCGAGGCCACCGAGGCCATCACCAACCGGATCATCGTCGTCGAGTTCAGGCGCAAGTTCCTCGAGGACCAGCCGGTCGGGGCAGCCCTGGAGGCCCACAGTCGCGGCTACAGCCGGCCGTCCGACATGGTGCTGGCGCTGGAGATGGAGGGCGTGCTGGCGTGGGCCATGGCGGGCCTGAAGCGGGCGCTGGAACGCGGGCACTTCGTGCTGCCCGAGGAAAGCCGGGACGCTGCCGCCGCCATCAGGCTCGACAGTAACTTGGTTGCCGGGTTCATTGAGGATTGTGTCGAGTTCGACCCGGATATGCGGGTGGCCTCGGCCGATTTCTGCGCCTCGTTCGCGGTGTGGTGGACCGAGAACAAGGGCGAGAACCGGAACCCGCCATCGAACGACAGCATCGGCAAGGCACTTGTCGCCTATGGCGACAACCGGATCGCCGCCCACCGCAAAGAACTGAAAGGGACCAGGGGACGCCGCTACTACGCCGGCATCAAGCTGAACGAGAACGGCTTGCGGTTCTTCGATACAGCGGTCGCCAGTAACAATTTCACCGGAAAGACCGCCTCGACCTCTGCAAAAGGGGAAGAGGTTAATAGCGCCATTCCGACCGCCTGGTACACCAAACCATGCGTCGAAGCCATGCATGTGGCACATGCTAGAATGGATGGTGGCCAGATGGGTGGCCGGGAAAACGACGACGAGAGCGTAGGGGGGCACTCTCAACCCGTGCCACCCGCCGTGCCACCCGCCGTGCCTCCCGACGAAGCCGTTGATAGTCTAGACGAAAGTCCGCTGTAGTGGCTCTAGGTGGCACTTGTTTCTTCTTTCAAATCAATAATCATATAAAATAGAACAGAGAGAGTACAATAAATGGAAAAACGCAGTTATACGGGGAATAGAGAAAACCGGTCACCTCCAGCCACCCAGTCGGCCTATGACGACCTCGGGCCGTCGATCAAGGGCACCCGTCAGAGTGACAAAAAGGCCACCCAGGAGGCCCAAAAGGCACAGGAAGCTATGCGTTACTGGCATAGCGAAATCACCAAAACGGCCCTCCTATTCGAGAGCCGCTGGACCCTGCTGGCGCTAAAGCGGACGGATCCGGCGTTCGCCGACGCACTGCGCCGGGGGCGTAACCTGTTCGTCGAGGCGTGCGTCCGCGGCACCCATAAGCAGATCCACACCCAGGGCGCCGGTGTCGTCCGGGGCTTCGTCGCCGCCGCCAACCGGATGGAGCAGGCCGGTGCGCCGGATGACGCCTACCTGGTCGGCCAGTGCCCGGACACCGGCACCATGATCGCGATTGGCGTGCAGGCGGCACAGGAGCGCGTTCGGGAGGTGTACGGTGACAAGGTGGCATTCTTTACCGCCGACGAACTGGCGGCGCTCTGCGGTCGCGTGGAGGCCCTGCGCACGGTCGCCGAGGTCAAGCGCAAGTTCCCCGGCGCAGTCGTTAACGCAAAAAGCCCCGCACCGGAACCGCCGGGCGGGGCTTTCGACTATCCGCCAGACTAGGCGGCCAGCGACTTGCCGGTGGGCAGACCCACGCGGTGGGTGCGGATCGCGGTTTCAGTACTGTGGGCCGTCAAATACTGGCGCGACAGGCCGGCGACATAGGCCTCGGTCAGCTCCTTCAGCTTGGTGGACAGTTCCTTGTCATAGCCGGAGCGGACGCTGTCGGAGATGGTCAGGCGATAGTCGGCGCTCTCGTAGGCGCCCGCGGGCACTTCAGCCAGCGCCGCCTCCAGCTTCTTCTTTTCAGCTTCGAGCTGGCCGATCTCGGTCTTGAGCATGCCGTAGGTGTCGATCAGGGTGGTGAGGTTGGTCATGTGATGGCTCCTGTGTGGTTCGTTTCAGTGATGTTGTCGGTGGAGACGCTTACTCGCCTTCTTCTAGTTCTTTGTTGAGATCCGCGATGGCGGCCAGCACGGTGCTGCCGATGCCCCAGATCAGACGCTCGCCGTCCTCGCTGGCTGCGTCCAAGCAGGCGATGTATTTACCGTTGGGGGCGTTCTGGACGATGACCACCGAACCGTCATTGAAGGGGATGCGCATTGTGTAGCTCCGTTATGTGATGGGCTGCTTCAGTGATTAGAACCATAGGACCGTTGGACCGGCCCGTCAATGGGTATTCTTCAATCGTCTTGTGAAATCGTACTTGACACGGCCGGACCATTGTTCCGTACTGGTGTTTTAACCATGACGGAGGGCGCGATGGCTAATGCGGATGTCAGAGCAAGGGAGTACGCACGTAAAATCAAAAAATTATCGGTGTGCCAGATGTGTTTATGCAATGGGGCGGTGGATGTGCATCACATCGACCGTAATCCACACAACAACGCTTTGTGGAATTTGATGGGCTTGTGCGAGCCATGTCATCAAAGTGTTCACCGAGACGATAAAGGGCGTTTTTCCAGGTGGCCGTCATGAGTTGGCAGCATCTCCGCACCATAACGCCGGATGAGTTGCGACAGGCCATTACCGTCTTGGGGATGAAGCCTGCGCAGGCAGCTCGCTTCCTCGGCTATTCGGAGCGTACCCTGCGGCGTTTCTTGCGCGGGGAGCGCACGGTGCCCGTGCCTGACGTGCTGCTGCTGAATTGCATGATCAGCCACCGGCTCAGGCCATTAGTGCCCAAAAAGGTGTCGGGAACCTACTAGAACTAGACGCATCCAGCCAAAAGCGCGTATGGTTCCGCCATACGCGCATTTTTGTGCGTTTCGCATATGCGCCTTTCTGTGCGTTCGGGGCTGGCCATGGCTAACATGAAAATCGTCGAGCTGATCGCCGCCACCGACAAGGAAATCATGGCCGCGGTCGAGGCCGGCTTCGTCTCCGAGAACGATCTAAAACTCGCCATCAATCTAATCGACGACGAAATAATCGAATTGCGTGAACGGCTTGAGCGCCTCGAACAGGGAGGGGGAGGATTACCCCAGTAAATGCCTCGTATCAAAGATAAAACATGGCTTGAATCGCTCTGTCGCTCGTATACCGAAGCGAATGTCAAGACGCTCGCCGGATGGGCGACCGGTGACAACATTGACGAAGATCTCAAGATGCGCGCGATCACTATACTGATGGATCGCGGCTGGGGTCGGCCCATGCAGCAGGCTGAAGCCAAGGTCGATGGCGAGCTGCGCATCACGATCAGGAAGATGCTGAGTAAAGACGATGAGTAACGTTTTTATAGCAAAGCCTATGTCTGGCGCTGCATTCGATGTGCTCGGGCAGTTGTTTATGCGCGGACCGACATGGGATGGTAACATCACATCGAAGTCTGGCCGCGGTGAGTTGGTTGATCTGGGGCTGGCGTTTCACGCTCACGGATTTGCATCATTAACGCCGGAGGGCGTGCGCGTCGCGATCGAGTGGAAGGGTTTCCATCGCCCGTTGACTGAGTGGAGCAGAAACTGGCTGCGTAAAGCTGGCGGCGCATGAGTAACATCACCGACATCTCGGTGCCGTCACGCGGGTGGACGCCGCGGCCTCATCAACAACGTCTGTGGAATTACCTGCAACGCGGCGGCAAGAGGGCCGTCGCAGTCTGGCATCGAAGAGCCGGCAAGGATGAAGTCGCGCTGCATGCGACAGCGGTCGCAGCCCTTGAACGTGTCGGCAACTATTGGCACATGCTCCCCGAGTTCGCGCAGGGCCGCAAGGCGATCTGGGACGCGGTAAACCCACACTCAGGCAAGAGGCGCATCGATGAAGCTTTTCCACAAGAAATGCGTGCCGGCACCAGAGAGCACGACATGCATATCCGATTTGTCAACGGATCAACCTGGCAAGTCGTTGGCAGTGACAGCGTCGCATCCGGTGGCGGTATCGGGTCGTCTACCGCGGGCATCGTCTTTTCAGAGTACGCGCTCGCGAACCCCAGCGCGTGGGGCTACTACAGGCCCATATTGGAAGAAAACAACGGCTGGGCGGCGTTCATCTCTACTCCCCGAGGACGCAATCATCTACTTCAGCTGTACCAGCACGCCACCAGGACAAGAGGCTGGTTCTCAGAACTCCTCACCGTCGACGATACGGCTGCTCTCTCACCAGAAGCTATTGCCGAAACCGTAGCGGAGTACGCTTCGCTTTACGGTGACGATGCCGGCAGAGCGATGGTGGAGCAGGAGCTGTATTGCAGCTTCTCAGCGGCACTGCTCGGCACGTTCTATGGTCGCGAGATGACTGACGTGCGCAACGAGGACCGCATCGTTGAGTGTGACGCGATCGGCGATCGCATGGTTCACACCGCGTGGGATCTCGGTGTCGGTGACGATACGAGCATCTGGTGGTTTCAGAGCCAGGGTGCGCAGCTGGTGCTGCTCGATCACTACAAAAGCAATGGCGTAGGTCTTGAGCACTACCTCGACCAGATCGAGCAGCGGGAGAAGAAGTATGACTGGAAGCGAGGATCCGCCTACGTCCCTCACGACGCGAAGGTCAAGGAATGGGGGTCTGGACGCACGCGAGTGGAGACTATGCAGTCGCTGGGGCTTAAGCCCATTCTCGTGCCGCTTGCGACAATTGACGACGGGATTAACGCGGTGCGACGAACGCTCCCCCTGTGCGTATTCCACCCTCGATGCGAAGATGGAGGCATTAGTGCGCTCGAGCAGTATCGAAGAGAGTGGGACGACGAGCGAAAATGCTTTACTCCGAAGCCGCTACATGACTGGTCCTCAAACCCCGCCGACGCTTTCCGATACCTAGCGCAAGCATGGCGCCCGGCGCCGAGGCTGGTGCCGAAGTCTCCGATCGTGCGCGGCTGGCATATCCCGCCGCCGGACGAGAACCGCCGCGGAGGCATCCGGCTATGACCAAGCGGCTTGCAACATTTGAGTTGTTTTCGCAGATAGAGATGTCGCGTGCGAAAATGAACAAATTTTTCGACGAAAACCCCGATATTAAAGAGAAGGCGGCTCTTGGTGTTATGCGGCGGCTGGCTAAGAGCCAATGGACGATAGAGGATGCTGCCGCCATCATCCGCGCCAAGAAGGGTGCGCAATGACCAAGGCGCAGCTCGACCTCGCCTATCGGACTGCCGCGCATCTGGCGATGTACGCCGACGCTGCCGGCCAGTACGGCCACAGCGGCATGGCCGACGCGATGCGCACCGCGGCTGACCTGCTGACCAAGATGGTGGAAGAGGCCGAGGTGATGGTCATGAGTAATCTGGACGATGAAGGGCGCCGATAGATGGCTGACAATCCCGCCGCCGATCATGAGGACGTCAGGCACGACGATCTCGAATACGACCCCGACGTCCAGCCGGCGAAGTCGGCCAAGGCGTGGCTGAACCGCTTGCAGGAGAGCGAGGACGCCTTCGACCGCTACCACGATCACTGCGACAACATCGACAAGCTGTACGCGAGCCTTGAGCGGCTGGCGACCAACAGCGCGAACAATGGCCGCGCCATCCGCGACCGTGAGTTCGCGATGTTCTGGGCCAATTGCGAGGTGATCAAGCCGAGCATCTACGCATCAGCTCCAGTGCCAGTGGTGACGGAGAAATTCACGGATCGCCGGCCGGTCTACCAGCAGGCCAGCGAGGTGATGGAGCGATGCTGCATCGTCGCCTTTGACCTGACACGCATCAACGACCTGATGCTGCTGGTGCGTGATGATCTCGCACTGCTCGGCCGCGGCGTGCCGTGGTGCCGCTACGAGAGCGGCAAGGGTAGAAGAACCGAGCGCGTCTGCATCGACTTCAAGGGCCGCCGCGACTTCCTGCACTCACTGAGCGCCAACTGGCGTGAGGTGACGTGGGTGGCGGCTGCGAGCTACCTGACGCGATCGGAGGCGCGCAAGCGGTTCAGGAAGCACTCCGGCGACATGTACCAGCAGGCCGAGTACAAGGTCGACAAGGACGCCAAAGAAGTCGGCGGCGGCGACAATCGCGAGCGCGCCAAGTTCTGGGAGATCTGGAGCAAGGGCGACGAGAAGGTGATCTGGGCAGCCCACGGCTGCGAGGATCTGCTCGACGAGAGCGACCCGCACCTCGACCTGGAGAACTACTTTCCGTGCCCGCGGCCTGCGTATGGCACGCTGCAGCGCGGCAGTCTGGTGCCGGTGCCAGACGTGATGCAGTACAAGGACCAGCTCGACGAGATCAACATGCTGACCGCGCGCATCCACGCGCTGTCTGACGCGCTGGAAGTGAAGGGGTTCTATCCCGCCGGCGGCGCCGAGCTGGCCGAGGCGGTGCAGGCTGCGGTCGAGACGCACAGCAACAACCGTGTATTGATCCCGATCGCGAACTGGGCGGCGTTCGGCGGCACGCGCGAGATCATCGTCTGGATGCCGATCGACGAGATTGCCAAGACCATCACGGCGGTCGTGATGCTCAGGAAACAAATCATCGAGGACATTTACCAGATCACCGGCATGGCCGACATCATGCGCGGCGACACCGACCCGAACGAGACGCTCGGCGCGCAGAAGCTCAAGAACCAGTACGGCACCACGCGGATCCGCGACAAGCAGCATGAGTTGGTCCGCGTCGCGCGGGATCTGGTCGAAATTACCAGCGAGATCATCACCGAGAAGTTTTCCGACGAGACCATCGTCATGATGTCGCAGACGCAATTGCGCACGCAGGAGATGGTCAGGAAGGATGCCGAGCAGGTCCAGCAGCAGCTGAAACAGATCCACTCTCAGGCTGAGCAGGCGATCCAGCAGGCACAGATGCAGGCGCAGCAACAGCCACAGTTAGCCCCACCGCAGCAGGGTCCGGCACAAGCCCCCGGCAGCACTCCTGCCGCGACTGGCTCACCGGGTTCGGGTCAGTCTTCACCCGACCCGGTGCAGCAGATCATCGAGCAGGCGCAGCAGGCGATGCAGCCAATTATGCAGCAGCTGCAGACGCTCAACGAGGAGGTGACGATCGAGCAGGTGCTGCACTTCCTGAAAGACAGCCGCGCCAAGGCGTTCACGCTCGACATCGAGACTGACTCGACGATCATGGCCGACGAGGACGGCGAGAAGCAGCGCCGCACCGAGTTCACGCAGGTGCTCGGCGGGCTGCTGCCGCAACTGGCGCAGATGATCCAGGCCGACCCGAAGACTGCGACGTTCTGTGGCGAGGTGCTGAAGTTCGCAACCGCGCCGTTCCGCGCGGGTCGCAGCCTGGATGGCGCGATCGACGATCTCGTGGAGCAGATGAAGCAGAAGGGCAACCAGCCGCAGGCGACGGATCCGGCGACAATGCAGGCGCAGACAGCACTGCAGATCGAGGGCATCAAGGCGCAGGTGGCGCGTGAGAAGCTGCAGCAGGACGCCGCGAACGATGCCGCGAAGCTGCAGCAGGCCGACCAGCACAAGCAGTGGGAACTGGCCAACCAGCGGCAGATTGCCGGGCTGAAGGTGCAGGGCGACCAGCAGGATGCGCAGGTCGACATGGCGGTGCAGGGCCAGAAGATGCAGGAGAGCCGCGAGGCGCACCAGGCGCAGCTCGCCTCCAACCAGCAGAAGATGCAGATCGAGCAGCAGAAGGCGCAGGCGCAGTTAGCACAGCATGCGGCGAAGCAGCAGGATATGGCGGCGCGTCAGGGTGAGCGGCAGGAGGCGATGCAGATGCGCCGGCAGCAGATGTCGCAGAAGGCGCTGGGGGGAGCACTCTGATGCCGATGGGCGACCTTGCGCGCGTGGACGAATATGATCCGTTCGATGCGGAGAAGTTCGCCAACCCGGCTGTGGCTGGCGCGATCGGGTCGCTGGCGACGTTGCCGCAGCGTGCGATCCAGAACTCGCAGTTCGCGGTCGATACCGGCGTTTATGACCCCGCTGTGCCGGTCGAGGCTGCGATGACGGTGATGGGCGGCGGTGTCGGCGGGACAGGTGAACGCGCGGGCGTGGCGCTTGGGTCAGGGCCGATCAGGAAGGCGCCGGCGTTGCCGATGGATGAGGCGAGCCGATTGGCGCGGGCTGCGGAGCAGGGCTATACGATTGATGCCTATAAAGGCGGGCAGGTACACGACTGGAACACGATGCCGGAATATTACGGCAGCGGGAAAGTTGTTCCCGGCACTGAAAACCGCATTCCAAAAGAGTTGACCAGTATCAACAGCCCGAATGCGGATTATGCCGGGTTCTTCTCCAACAGTCCTGATGTGGCCAATAGATTTGCTGCACCGTTTGAAGGTGGTGGCGTGTGGCCCACAAAATTAAAGTTTGATAACCCCGTCATTATCGATGCTGGAGGGCGTCACGCCGCGGATTTCCAATTTCCCTCGCTTGCGCGTGAACGCGGTACGACTGCGGAGATGGATAAATTCAGGGGTGCGTTTAAAGAAGGAAGTCCGCATGACGGTGTAATTCTGAAGAACACCAAAGATGAGGGCGATGTTTATGTCCCTCGCAATTCCAATCAGGTCCGCTCCAAGTTTGCCGCTTTCGATCCCGCCAACAAAGACAGCGGCTTTCTGCTCGGATCCGGCGCCACCGACAAAAAGGGCGCCGCGGCGATACAGGGCATCCGCGCCTATCACTCGTCGCCGCACGACTTCGACCGCTTCGACCTGTCGAAGATCGGCACCGGCGAGGGCGCGCAGTCGTATGGCCACGGGCTATATTTCGCCGAGAACCCTGCGGTGAGCGGGCAGGGCGGGCAGTATTGGCAGCAATTCAAGCAACATCAAGCATTCTCACCAGCGGAAGCGCAGGCGGCGATTGAGTTGCACAATGCCGGGTTTGACCGAGAGTTGGCAAAGAAATCACTAAGCCAGCGAATGAAGGAAGAGTTCGCGCCATACGGTCAACGTGGGCGAGAGGAGGCGCAGTTATACAAAGAACATCTCGACGCGCTTGATCTGCTGCATAGCGGTAAGCCTGTCGGCCCGCGCACCTACGAGGTCAACATCAACGCCGACCCGGCGCATATGCTGGATTGGGATAAGCCGCTAACGTCAGCAACGCCGAAGGCGGCGCAGGACGCTTTCAATAGCATTGCGAATAGCGACCCGTGGCTAAAGGACGCCTACCACGGCGGCATGAGAAACAATGAGCCGGGTTGGTACTACTACACAAAGCTGATGGACAAGGCCAAGACAGGCGATCTGGCTCGCAATCAGGCTTATGCAACGGATGTAATGCGCGAAGCAGGCATCCCCGGCATCAAGTACCTCGACGGGGGATCGCGCACACTGTTTGCGAGGGCTAACAATCCGCGCAACGCCAACTGGATGGCTGATGACGCGGCGTGGCGGAAGCATACGCCCACCAGCAATTACGTCGTGTTCGACCCCTCTATCGTCAACATCATGAAGAAGTACGGCATCGCGGGCGCGGCGCCTGCGGGCATGGGCGCGCTCGCCGCAACCGGCAACTATCAACCCGAGGAGAGATACTGACATGGCTCAGTCGCAACTTACGGTTACAACTCCATCCCCCACACCTCCCACAAACATGCAATTCACGGGCGCCACGCCGCCCAACGTGCCGAACTACACCAAGGCCACGATGGCTGACTGGTACGACAACACCAAGTTCGACACCGCGCCGCCGCCCTATTATGACGACGGCACGGCGGGGCCGCTGCAGACGTTCGCGGCAAACGTCGCGGCGCTGGCGTCTGGCACCGGCTCCACCGCTGGTGGTACTGAGAACAGCTATCCAGGTGCTGCCAATGGCGTGGTGCCTGCGAGCACCAGCGTCCCCCATGAGGGGTCGGGCACCGAGGTGACGGTGCTGGCGCCCGGCAACATCACGCACACCTACGTCGTCGGCACGCTCGACATGTCGCGCACGGTCAGTTGCGGGCCGGCGCAGACCGCGGCGACGATCGTGGCGGGGCCGAACGCCACGCACGCCTCCAGCATGACCCCGGTGTTTGCCAACAACCCGGCGCTGGCCAGCATCACGACGACGACGGCGGCGAAAGCCTCATCCGGAACGCAGCTCATCACCTGCACCGGGACCAACTTCACGCCGGGCTGCCGGATCTGGGTAGATAATCAGGAACGGTCGACGACCTTTGTGAGCGCGACTTCGTTGACTACCACTGTCAACAAAAACCCGAACGCCGGCGTCTGGAACGTCGACGTCAAGCTGGGTGGCGTTGCAGTGCCATCGACGAAGCAGTTCACTTGGACATGAATGGGAGACGATAATGCCTGAGACACAACACCCAAAGAACCAGACCGACGCACCCAAGACGCACGATCTGGTCAAGCCGGGATCGACGATCGACCCGAAGAAGGGGTCGGCCGCCCAGCCTCCGCAACAGGCTGGCAACCAGCAGCAGGGGCAGCCCGACCATGCTGGCCAGATCAGCAATTACGGACAGAACCAGCCGGGCGAGACTGATATGGAGCGGATGCGGCGGGAGGATCCGCTGTTTATCGAGAAAACGAAGCCTGAGGATCCGAGCGGGCGGCCGGGGCAATTGACGCGCGACAACGTCAACCCGAACATCCCGAGCGCAAAGCCCGAGGACGCCAGGATCATCAATCCCGGCGGGATTGTCGACCCCACCAGCCTCGGCATGGAGCAGGGCGGCGTGGCGCCGAAATACCCTGACATCGGCGGCAGCATCAACGAGCCTAACGCCGAGGCTGGTAGCGATCCCCGCGTTGCGGACCTGCCGCCGGGCCACGGCAATTCCAGCGTCAACGAGCCTCCCGGCAGCAATGTCGGCGGCGAAGGTGGCAGCGAGGGCGGTGGCGAGGGTGAAACCACGGCACCGACGATCGAGGCGCTCGATCCAGACGAGATCGAGATCGGCGGCGAGGACGTCATTTTGCATGTTCACGGCACCGGGTTTACGCCGGAGAGCATTATTCACTTCGCCGGCTATGACGAACCGACCAGCTTCGTCAACGACACCGAGATCACGACCGGGCTGAAGCCGTCGCTGTGGCAGGCGCCTGATGTGGTCGAGTGTACGGTCAAGACCGGCGATCAGGAGAGCGAGGCGGTCGAGTTTGAGTTTCTCGAGGCAGATACTCCGGCTGCGACCCGCCAGACCAAGCGGACCAAGCCGAAACCCCCTGGCAAGGGCAAAGGCAAGAAGAAGAAGTAGGCAAATCGATCGGGGGAATAGGTAATGGGGTTACCTGTAACAGTCGTTACCGCCGGCGGCATCGCCGTCACTGAAGCCCTTAATGGGTTGGGGCTTCCGGTGTCGGTTATTCCCGCCGGCGGGCTTGCTGTGACGTCGGTGCTCAACGGCGGCTTGCCGGTGACTGGCCTCGACACTGGCAGCGACGTGCCGCCGAATTACCGGATGCGGGCGCTGCCGGGCAGCTTCATCCTGACCGGCGAGAGCATGGATGCGATCACCGAGTTCAACATGGGCGCAGGCACGGGCGCGTTCCTGATCGGTGATCCCGGCACGACGAGCCTGAACCCGCCGGTAGCAGCGGCCACGGCGTTCGATCCGGCGAAGCTGTCCACGATATGCGTCTTGTCGAACAGCAATCTGACGCTGGAGAAAACCGGGTCAGACGGTGGAAATGCGGACGGCTCGCGAGCCGCCAGAGGGCAATCTTCCGGCAAACGATATTTCACCGCGGTTAAACTTGTTGAGCATCCAAGCCTGTGGTTTGGCATCGTCAATGCCTCGTCGCTGATGGACCTGTTTGACGTGACCAGTACTGACGTGTGCATGGCTATTGGCGGCGGGGACATTTGGTTCGGCGGCTTCCCGTCAGGCACCTATCCGCCGTTTGTGACGGCAGGCGATGTCGGTGAGTTCGCTATCGATCTGACCGCCAAGAAAGTCTGGATACGGACTTCGCCAGCGGGCGGGGCAGGCGGCTTGTGGAATAACACGGCCGGGCACGACCCCGGCACAAACACTGGCGGCTTGACGATCACACTGAGTGGATCTGGTCCCTGGTACCCGGCGATGTTCATCGGGCCGGGTGGCGGCGGCTATAAATGGACGGCTAACTTTGGCGGGTCGGCATTCACGGCGCCTGCGGCACTTCCTGCTGGCTTCTCGCTGTGGTGACGTAATGGGACAACTGCGCTGGAGCCGGGACGCAACGGGCAGCACGCTGGATGCACAGGCCGGATCATTCCTGCTGGCCGATCCCGGCGCGACAAACCTGAAAACAGGAGGGGCTGGCGTTGCAGGCCGCTCCGAGATCAACGCCGCCGATGCGACCTACCTCATGAACATCGCGCAAGGTGGACGCAACCTGTCCAGCCCGAGCTACAACTATCTGCCGTTCATGGATGCGGACGGCTACCCGAACCTCAATGGCGGCAACCCGGCGGGCAACATCACCTACGTCCTGACAATGCCATCAGACATCCGGCCCAACACTTCGCCCGGCTCCAATGACGGCACTGAACTGACAATCTCATGGACCGGCAGCGCCACCACGACCGGGCAGGGCGCGATCGGCACTGACTTCGGTGGCCAGTATGTTTCGATCGCCAGCGGTGGCGACCCTTATGCCCTGGTCGACAATGGCTGGCTGACGCTGAAATTCTACATGGCCAACAACGCTGGCCGCCCCAGTGGCGGCAAGGTGCGATTTTTCTTCAACATCATCCCGACCACTGGCTGGAATTTCACTTTCTTCGGTGGCTGCACGTTCGCCAGTATGAGCAACCTGGTGATCTGCCGCTCGTCGGACTGGGCATCGATCGTCAATGCCACGACGTTTGCCATCAGCGCCACCGCGCCTGAGCAGATGATCAACCCGCTCTGGGTCAACGTGTACAAGGACCTGAATTTCAGCCTGTTCCGACCGATGGGCTGGACCAATCCGAACGACGGCAACAACTGCGCGCGGCACTCCTACCGGAAGAACTGGAAAACTGGCCTTGGTTTTAACGGTGCGCCGTCGATAGTGCCGTCGGTACTGGTGGGCAGTGGCGGGGTTATTGGCGGCACCAACACCTATACGGCGAGCGCGCCTCCTGCGGGCGGCAGCGGGGCCTATGTTGATGGCGAGACGTTCCAGGGTTTTGCCACCAACGCCTCGACCGGCACTGGCCCTTTCACCTTCAATGTCGCCGGGCGTGGCCCCAAGCAGCTTTATGACCGCACTGGCACACTGATGGCTGGATCGGGTGGCTATGGTTCTGTGCAGGGGGCGACAGTCGCGACGTTCGTATTCTCTACTATCCTCGACGGCTTCTATTACAACGCATCCGGCATCTTCACCAACGTGCCGATTGAGATGCAGTGCGCCGCTGCCAATCAGCTGGGGATGAATTTCTGGTACAATTTCCCGCCGTTCTACGACGCGGCGAGTTGCGCTGCTTCCGCTGTCGTGGTCCGCGACCAGCTGCTGCCGACGCTGTCGGCGTGGTTCGAGTACGGCAACGAGATCTGGAATAACGGCTTCCCCATGACGGCGTTTGCCCGCATTTGCGGCACGCTGATGGGTTTCACCCTGCCGAACGACGCGCAGATGTTTGGCTTTTACGCGGTGAAGGTTTGCCAGCTCTACCCCGGCATCAAGACGGCGTGGTCGCCGCGATCGCTTGGTCAACTCAATCGGGTGATGGGCATCCAGAGCCGCAGCTCGCCCGCGGGCGTCGATGCCTACCGCTTCAAGGCACAGGAATGCGCGCCTAACGGCACGGGCGTGGGCGGTCTTGGCAAGGGCAACACTGTCTACAACAATTACACTGGATCTGCGGACTTCACGCAGGCCCCGCTGGGGCGTCCGATCGACCACTGCGAGGTGATCTCCTACGCCGTGTATTATTCCGGCGGGCAGACCATGCAGTTTCAGGACAACTACGTGAAACTGTTTGACGCCGGTCATAATTTCAATGGGTTGACTACGGCGGCGGACCAGTACGCAACTGGCGTTCCAGCGACAATGGCGACGGCACTGACGTGGCTGGATAACGACATCCGCACCGGGCATCAGTCTGGCAGCAGCACCTCGCTCGACACGCAAAACCTGGAAGACTTCGCCACCAACGTCTACCCGGCGTGGAATACGCTGGCGGTCACCTATGGCAAATGGATTGACTGCTACGAGGGCGGGCATTCCTGCATCGGGATGGATGCCGCGACCTGCACCTATATCGGGATCAGCACGGCCTACGAGGCCAAGACAACCAACCTGATCGAGGCGTACAAGCAGACGACGCAGTTCTACACTACCGCGATGAAGCAGTTCCAAGACTTCATGGCGTCGGCAAATACAAAATCGCGCACGCCGTCGTGGTTTCTGGTGGAAGGGCCGAATGCGTGGAGCCTGACCAGAGGCGACCCGCTGTCGGCATCGACTTTTCATTACACGTCCTACGACATGATCAAGGACTGGAACCACGGCACAGGCTAGTGGGCACCGCCCAAGGGGAGACAACGATGGCTATTCAACCGTTTAACAAGTTCGACAGTTTTTCTGAAGCCGTAGCCGAGAAGGTCCACAACCTCGGCAGCGATGTTCTGATGGTGATGCTGGTCAATACGCCAGCGCCGGTGCGCGCCAACACCCAAAAAAGCAATCTGACCGAGATCGCTGCCGGCAATGGCTACACCGCCAACGGCATTGCCGCGACCATCTCGTCGTCGGCGCAGTCATCCGGCACCTACAAGCTGGTGCTGGCGGATGTGCAGTGGACGGCGACCGGCGCCATGGCGGCGTTTCGCTACGCGGTGCTGTACAATTTCACGGCGACCAACAAGGAGCTGATCGGCTGGTGGGACAACGGCGTGGCGGTATCGCTGACGGCGGGGCAGACCTTTACGGTGGACTTCGACCCGAGTGCGGGCGTGCTGACGCTGGTGTGAGCATGGTCGAGCTGGAAGAGTTCGCGCCGGGCCGCTGGCGGGTCAAAAAGGATCGTGTCAACAAAAACCGGCGGGCCGAAAACATGCCGCTGCCTTTCGTCATCAGCGACACCATGGACCCGCTCGAGCAGGTCGACGGCAAGTTTTACACCTCCAAGCGTGAGTACCGCGCGGTCGGCCGCGCCCATGGCCTGACCGAGGTCGGCAACGAGAAGCCCAAGCTGCGCACAACGCGACCATCACAGACCCGTGAAGAGAAGGACCGACGCCGCGCCTCGCTCAAGAAGGCGGTCGAGCGTGTGCGGGCGGGATAGTCGAATTTAAACGACGGACTGATGGTCCGCAACGGAAGGTAAAACTCATGTCAGACACCGCAGTTACTACCCAAGCGCCGCCCAATACTGCGAATTCTAATTCCGCAGCACCAGCACAAACACCGAACGAAGTCCCCATCAACCAGAACCCGACCAGCAGCCCGAACCCGATCGGGCCGCAGACGCCGGAGAAGCCGCAGGACGCCGCCGAAGGCCGCCGGGCGGCCATCCAGCGCGCCTTCGACCGGGCGAACAATCCGCCACCGAAGGGCGAACGGGCGCCCCAGAAGGCAGCACCCGCCGCCGAGGCCAAGTCTGGCCACAACCAGCCGCCGGAGGAGACCAAGCCGGAGCGCATCGACCTGCGCAAGCGGCCGACCGCCGACGCGCCGCTTGGCGTCCAGCGCACCGAGCGCGGTCAGTTCGCGCCGCGGGCGCGGGAGGGGGTAGAAAATAAGCCAGTTTCCACCCCTGTGGCGGGACAGCAACAGCAGCCTGGACAACAGCCCGGACCACAGGTCCGTCAATTACCGGCGCACGCGCCCTACGCGCAGCCGCCGCAGCGGATGTCGGAAAAGGGCAAGGCCGAGTGGCATGCGACGCCCGAGAGCGTCCGCGGCGACGTCAACCGGATGACCGAGGAGTTCGTCAAGGCCTACCGGGTTTATAAGGGCGACTTCGACGAGATGTCCAAGATCCGCCATTTCCACAAGATGGCGAAGGACCACGGCACGGACCTGCACACGGCGCTAACCAATTACGTCGGCATGGAGGAGAAGCTCCGCGCCGACCCGGTCGCCGGCCTCGACGTCATTGTTAATAATTTGAACCTGCGAACCCCCGACGGCCAGAAGCTGGGCCTGCGTGACATCGCCTACCACGTCCTGAGCCAGTCCCCGGAGCAGCTCAAGCAGCTGCAGATGGGCAACCAGCAGCAGGCCGCCGGCCAGCAGATCATGGCGCTTAACGCCAAAATTGACCACTTGCAGCAATCCCTGCAGCAGATGCATACTCAGACCCAGTTCAATCATACGCGGTCGGCCATCGACGTCTTTGCCGACAGCCACCCGCGCTTTGATGAACTCGGCACCGCGATCGAAAACGAGCTGAAGCTCGGCTTCGACCTGGAGGCCGCCTACGCAAGGGCCGATCGACTATACCCGGCCACACAGGCGGCTCAGACCCGCACCACACCGGCTCAGACCCGACCCGCGGACAGATCTATTCACGGCACCCCAGAGATAGGCTCGTAAATAGATCTG